TTTGTCGGATTGCCGGTCGCGGTAAATGTGTTTGTCGGGGTACCGGCTTGATTCGTGATGTTCGCAGTTGTTTTGTATATCTGTTTGTTGTTCTGAATCGCGCCGTATAGGTTAGTTTTCAACGTGAACGATAGCGTGTGAGTAACAAACCGACGTGTTTGAAAGTCGCCGTCGTAATCGTCCTGCACAGCAACATTGTTCAGAGTGACGGGAATGTCTTGGACTATGTTCATCTCCGGCACCGCAATGATTGACAACGTGTATTCGGGAGTAAACGTTGGAAGGATTTGCTCGATGATCTGTAGGCCATCTTCCTGCGTCTTGGTCAGCACATACAAGTTGATATCGATGTTGTATGGTACCGGAGCGAACATCGAGTTTGACTTTGTTGTGTCATTGCACACTAACCGCTGCATCTTTCCAACTTTGCGAGATGCATCATAACTGTACCCAACGATCTCAAAGGACATTCGTGGCAGCGTTGTATATGTGTAGTTTTCAAGGTTTGGATCTGAGTCGATTCGAACTATCCACTTTTCTTTTGGAGCATATGCGAGCGGCACTTGCAACCGTTGGACAACATCGCCTTTAACAGAATCGCCGCTACGGCGGTCAATGTAGATGCTTGAGAAAAGACGACCAAAAGCGACGATTGTATTCTTTATCGTCCCGTGGTAAAATACATTGTCGTTCAGCATTACGATACGTCTCCAAACGGATTGTCTTCATTGAACATGAACTGTTCGCCGCGTTGCTTGAACTTGTTGTTGTCGCCGAATGAATCCGGAACGTCGATGTTGGGTTGCTGATCAACATCAAACGTCTTTAGCGTCTCAAACACATCAACTTCAGGTATTCCAGTATCAATCGCCTCAGACGCATATTGGAACAGCTCAACTTGCAACTTGTACACGTATAGCTTGCCAAGTTGATAAAATGGATCCTGGTGTTTGACAAACTTGATCTCAAACAACCCTTTTGTCAGCGGGAAGTAAATCAGATCGCCTTCGCTCGGCCGGTTTGGAAGTATCGTTGCTTTATAGCTGCCAATCAACTGCTCCCAACGACGACGCGCAACGACTAGAGTTGCACTTTGTTCGACCATCAACCCAAACTTCTGAATGAACGCGCCCTGGCCGTCAAACGAATCAACGTTCTCGAAATACATCTCGATTGGAAAGGCGTTGACAAACCGACTGAGACGATCCTCACCGAGGATCTCGTCTTTCGACACCAGCTGTCGTGGAATGTACAACATCTCCTGGCCGTAAATCTTAAGAGACTCGATAATCAAGTCTTCGACAAGATTCTGCTCTGACGATGTCCCTAACGTGAAATAAGGATTGCGAACAGTTGACATATCACCCCACGAAGAACTCTAGCGGAGCAGCTTTGTTTCGCAGCTCGTCTTCTAGTTCTTTAATTTCCTGCTGCGCCTCAGCATACATCGATTGGCCGTCCAATGTAACACCACCAGGCAACTGAATGCCGCCAAACTTCTTCAGGTTAGTTGCCCACTGACGTTTGATAAGAGCGGTGCCGTAGCGTTTTAACCAAGGCTCATTCCACACGAGCGTGAATGTGTTTGGATCCAAAGCGCGGTATGCTTCAAGTACAACGAATGTTCCGGGGATGACGTCTGTTTCCCAATTGATGTCGAGGTATATACGACCCTGCAACCGGTTGAACCGGAACATTGGTTTGCCATTTAGTTCAAAATCAAGCAGTGAAAGATGATCCATAACCTGCTTGTAATATATAATCGACGTCGATGTCAAGTCGTATAGGTCATTCAACCGCAACTGATATTGAATGTCGAACATCGACTTTGAAGTCTGCGTTCCTGCGAAAGGAATAACGCGCGTGACGCCATAGATGTAATCCGGCAGATCAATATATCTTTTCTCTGTTTCGCCTTCGACGTAGAAGTTTGTTGTATCGAGTGTTGCTGTGATCGACGGAGACTGATCGGAGACAATTGTTTCTCCCGCAACAAAACTACCTTGAACGAAACGAACAATCAGTTGATTGCCTTGTGACTTCCTGTCAACTTGTTCAATTACACGCGCCTTTGCACCAGAAGTCTGTCCTTCAACGATTGAATCGAGATGGAAGTTTTCGGCGTTGTTCGTTGTTAAATTCAGTATCGAAGCGTTGATACGATGCTTAAGGTATAACTTTTCAATGCCTTCGTGGTGGTATAGACGCCAGTATTCCAGTGCCTCGTCAATACGATCCTCAAGCTGATCATCGTCTACGTTGATCTCAAGTACTGGCGCGCCTAGATTGCGCAAGCAGTATTCGGCAAATTGTTGACGAGTGTTTGTCATTGATATTCCTGTTAGTCTTGACGCATCCTACGCGTGAAAAAGAGTTCCCAATATCCTTTTACGTTATCCTGAGTAGTAACTCGCAGCATGCTTGTCTCATATTTATCGCACCCACGTTTCAAGCTAAGATCTCGTCGTTGATTCAATAAGTTGCGCTTTGAATCCTCGCCACTAGTTCCTGAATACGAGGGATTTGATCTATTGTTGGCATATTTAGCTAACACACTGTCCCAACAAAAAGAGGCGCTAGCGCCTCTTAGAATTGCAGTCAATGTGCGGATTAGCTCAAACGAATCAGAGCGCTATTCGCGTCGTTCGGTGGAAGGTTAATCGTGAATGTGCCGTTGTTAACCGTAGTTGAACCGAAGTTCCAAGATGCGATTGCTTTATTCGATGCGGTGTTGTTATACAACAGAACTGTATCGAATGCAGTCGATAACGTGACAGTGCCATACGACAAAGCGGCACCGGGCTGCCAGTAAGCGGTAGTACCAGTAATACCAACCGAACCGGCTGCTGTTGTAATGCCACCAGCAGCATATCCAGGCCCAGACACTTCACCTGAAGTTGTGTAAGCGGTTGTAGATGCACCAATGTCAGCGGTAGTCAAATACAACGCGGCTTTGATCGTATTAGACTCTAAGTTGTGTACGCCCTGCATGAGTTCTTGCTTGAATGAGCTTGCAATTGCAGTTGCGTTAGCCATTTAGTTACACTCCTTGTGTTTTCTCGAGATCTAATCCTCGAAGTATCGAAATTGTGACATCACGACGAACTTCTTCGCCGGAAGCTGCGTGTTTCCAAATTGTCTGGATTACACGCGTGTCTGCAGTTTCATGAACCTCGTCAACAACCTCGAGTTCGTCGCGCGCAATAAGACCTTTGTTGGTTTGTACTTGAACACGATCAGTCAAATCAAATCTCCTTGATTCTGGGTATTCTTAGTATTCACGCGCGGCAGTTGCATGTTCATTGGTCTGTTCGGCAGTTCGTGCTGCCTTAAATGTGCAGATATAGTAGATTGGATGCGGTTGACCGTTCATTACCGGAACGATCGTTACTACTAAATTTGTGTTTGGAACTGTAGTATACCACGTGTTGTTTTGGCGAACGCGATTCCACACAGAATCGTAATCGTCGCACATGTTGATAACGTCTGTTATGTGACGCCCAACGATGTTTTGGTAGCTGTCGATATTGAATATACGCAGGAACTGATCGTTGCTAAAGAACACGCGAGCTTCGCCGTCGAGAATTGCAATTGCATCGGAAGCTGAGTTTAGCGCTGTAAAGCACGCCTTTTCGCGTTTTGCTCTCAAATAAAGTTCCGTGACATCACGACCAACAACGATTAGCTCTTTGCGATTGCCTTGTTCGTCATATGTCGGTGTCTTAATCATATCAAGATAATAGTTCCGACCGTCATGAGAGATCACTTCTTTTGATCGTTGAGGCGTCTTCTTATCCCATGCTATATTGTCTGTGATTGACCATAGCTCGAGAGTTTGCTTAAGCTCTGGGTGGTCAGTAGCGATTTGTTGATCGGTCTTGTTGATGTATTCGTCACCGTGGATGTTGAATACTTGTTGGCCGAAAGTATTTAACTTCTTCCAACGACCTTGACCATCCTTAATTAGAACGAAGTCCTCAACTGCATCGATTGTGTTAGAGAATCGATGTTCCGAGTCTTGCAACCGTTGCTGGAGAACTCTTGAGGCTTGTATTGCTGCATTCGACACTTCAGTAGCAGTCGTCTGCAACAGTTTCAAACTGTCGTTAAGCGCTTCGGTGTCAACGGGTTCGGGTTGATAGTCAGGCACTGGAGCTCGTCTGAACAGTTTTAGCAGTTTCATTGCACGGGTCGTCATTTTCTTGAGTTCTGTATTGACGTCAGCACGACTTTGATCTCATTCAGCGCTTGAACAAGATTCAAGTTGCCGGTGTGATATCGGTCGACGATCTCTTTGATCGATTTAGTTTCACTATCCTTGGCGTCGTATACCTTCTGCGTCGTATCGTTTAGTTCTTTAACAAGCGTCTTACGATCCCACACTAGAACAACTACGACTGCAAATAGAATTGCAATTACTGCGGCAGAACCGCCACCGGAAATAAATTGTAGCACTAGCTGGGCGAAGTCCATATTCGTCTGTTGTTACCTGTGACCGCCCGACTACACGTACAGTAGGACGGTGATTGTTATTGAACAGCAATTATTTAGCTGGTAGTCAACCTGGGCATACACGCGACTAAAGATCGTGTATTAGTTCAGTTCATACTTGCTGAAACTCTCGTGGTAGCTGGCGACGTTCGACTTCTGATAGGTAAGAATTGTAGCAGTGCTGGCGATCAAAGAACAACAACCCGTCGATTAGCGGGCGAAATATCTTTCCAAAGATCCTGTTGTTGCGCTCTGCTCGATAAGCGCGAGAAGATAGAGTCTCGTCTGGAAACCCTCCGAGGATTGCATTTAGAAGCTGGTCAACCGCAATAGCAACACACTTAACGTACGTCATTTCTGTTACCTTTCAACTGAGAGCGATTGCCATGACAACAGCCATTCCTGCAGGATCGACTCCCAAGTTTGTTCGTGCAGCAGTGGGATCTGCAAGATCGCTGAGGTTGTTGTTCTTGTCTAGTTTACCTATGTTCAAGCTGATAAAGTTGTTGTCGACCTGAGCGATTGTAAGAGGAGCATTCAAAGTGACAACAGAATCACCAGGAGCGACTGGAGAACTTGTAGTTGAGCGAAGAGTTAGACTTGCCATGATTGTTACCTACCTCGATTGTTTGTTATTACCCGCCCCACAATGCGATCCAGTTAACAGACGCCGAATCGACGCTGACACCATCAGTCAGCGAAATGCGAACACGATCGCTCATTACCTGATATGCAATACTTGCGTTGTTGTAAACGCCGGGGAAGTATGTTTTTGGAAGATCTGCATCGACCATTGCACGGAAAGAGCTGATATCGGCGCGCAACTGACCGTCCCACGCAAAGTCGTTGATATACGAAGGATACCCGTCAGGATCAATGCAGATTGAGTGAGATCGAATTCGATACTGGTTCAAATAGTTCCGCCAGTATGCAACGGACCCGCCAAATGCATCATAGAATCCAAACGCGCGGTTTGCATCGGTTATGAAGTGGACAATGGTCTGCGCGACGACTGTAGTTGGTCGCGCGTCATGTGCGTCGATAACAGAGCCGGAAGTGCCAGTCCAATCAATAACGGTATTTAGCGCATTATATGCATCAAGATATGATGCGAACCATTTGTAGTCTCGTGCATAGCTATTGTATGTTCGGACGACACAGACGTTAACTGGACCAAGATTCGCGTAATGGTTAATCAAAGACTGAGCTGCGCGGCCGGCTGCTTTGTAAGCGGTATCATGCCATTCGCCGTTCCAGTAGATCCGGCGATACATCGAGTACGATATATCGATTACAATAATCAGATTGGTGCTGTAAACCGGCTGAGCAACGCTCGAAGACCCCATTGCCGGCAGGAATGCACGCAAATTCGACATCGTCTTGCCGGCCGGTGGGAAGATATCGACAAACGACTGCCCGATAGTCGGATTCGATGATAGTATCACAGTTCCGTACGTTGGATCGATATCGTTACGATCAACATACTGCTTTGGAACTGGGTGCATTGCTTGCGTTGGCTCTGCGTGAAGAGTAATGAACCCATTCAGTGTTCCGCCAGACAACGACAGCTTAGTCGAATCTGCAATTGTTATGTCAGCGGTGCCATCGAAGTTGACGCCATTGATTTTACGCGGAGTAACTAGCTTGTTAGCTTGGTTGGCAACATTCGCAGTTGACGCTGTAGTAGCATTACCGTTTAGATCCGCTGTAATTGTACCGGCGGCAAAATTGCCGGCTGCATCGCGTTTGACAACTGCGTTTGATGTATTCGACGATGTCCCAGCATCAAAAGAGAATGATCCTCCAAGCTGAACAACTGTCCCGTTGATCGTAATCGACGGATTTGCCAGTGACGAGTTTGGAATGTTTGTTACCTTGGAGCCAGCCAATCCAATAAGCCACGGTGGGTCATTGTATTGTTGGTTTGTGTAAACGCCGTTCGTTACCGTGTCTGCATTTCCTGTAACGTTGCCAACAACATCACCAAACATCCGGTGCGCTGCAAAGTCGCCGTTTGCATCACGAGCAATCGGCGTGTTTGCAGTGTTTGTCGACGTTGCCGACGAAGCGATAACAATGTCGCCACCCGTACCATTGCCGTTAGTAACCGACAGGCCAACGCCAGATGTTGTTACATTACGAGCAACCGCGGAATCAACATCGGTCTTTACAACAATACCAATTCCAGTCGGTTTTGGCATTGCGTTGAGATTTTGTCGCGCGTGATCGGCGGTTGTTGCATTTGTACCGCCGTTCGCAAACGGTAAAGTGTCTTTGACTGCCGTTGCGAGAGATATGTTTACGAACGTGTTTGAGTTGCCGTCAATCGTCTTGTTTGACAGGATGTGAGATCCAGTAGTAGTGACGACGTCAGCAGACAGAGTAATCGTTGGGTTGCCAGCAATCCCATCGCCATTTGTTACGTTAACTAAAGACGACCCCGTGATTACGCGAGGATTGACGGCGTCGCCGTTTACAGCTAACAACCCGTTTGTTGCTACCGCAGCAATCGACGACAGTTTAGCGCTTACATTCTGCTTAAGCAGGAACTTCGCATTGTAGTCGGCCTGTAAGTTCGGAACAGTTGTATTGTTTACGGCGTTAATGTCTGTCAGCAGCCGGTTGACGCGTGTATCAAGATAAACGAAGTTGCTGTCTAGCTCTTGATTAGTTAAAGCGCTTCCCTTTTGCAGTCGGAGAACCAACTGACTATAGAACTCGCCAGACTGCGGATTGATAGGGACTATTGCATTAACTGCAGCCTGAAGCGCGATGATGTTACTTTGCGCCGT